ACTATTATTACCTGTTGTAAGTTTTCCATTTGGTTGAGCCCCCATTCTTTGACCACCACCCTGTAGTAATCCGAATGATGCTTTTCTCTCAATAAAGGTATCATCTATTATATTTATAAGTCTTAGTGTAACATCAATTATTGCAGTTGTAGTTGTATATTTAAGAATTGGTCGAAACTCAATTTCTTCATTGATATCTTCGGTAACTGAAAACGTATATGTTTTTGTTTTAATTGTTTCTTCAATTATATCAACAATATATCTAACACGATATCTGAGACCTTGGTAGAAGGATTCATTAACAAATGTTTGAAATTCTGCTAAGCTTCCGTTATAAGTTCCATAGATTAAAAAGAAGTCGCCTTGTTTGGATTCTTCTATTCTGATTCCAAGTTTTTCAAACTCTGGAGTTTGTGGAACTACAACAGTTTTCTGTGCAGATAGTTGGTAGAAATTAGTATTATTTACCTTATTTATAGATTCTATATTTCTAAATTCAATAAATATTGGCGAAGTTTTAGATAATCCTAATCCATCTGTTAAATTATAATTAATTGAATTATTTCTGGTAACATCATTAATTCTTTGATCCGAGACTTTTGTAACGGATGGTATTTGAACTTCTAAATATTTACCCCATTGGTTCTCATTAACATAAAGTATTGGTGAGGAATATTCTAATTTATAGTTTTGCTCAACGTCTGTTATATTAAAATGATAATTAGTTAATTCTATTATTTTATCGTTGTTAAAATCAAATGCATATACTCTTAAATAGAATCCCTTCATTTCACCAAATGTATAATTAATAGGAATATGAATTCTTATCTTATCATATCGGATAGGAATTGATGTTGCGAAATTTTTTAACTGTAAAGATGGATAATCTCCACTAATTTTATTAGATCCTATACTTGGTAGTCTTGAATATACACTTTGACCAATTGGATATAATTGATTATATGCGTCGTTATTTGTTTGTTTATATCCTTTTATTGGTGGAACTAATTCATCAGTAGATACAAAACACTTGAAACCCGTTTGTGCATTGTATAGAATATTATATGGTTCTCCTATTAAATTAGAATCGTCATATATATATTCGAGTAAAGTATTAGAATCGATATTAATATATCGTGAATATCTCATTTCAAATTTTTAACATTTGATTTATATATAAAAAAAACCTCCTTTTAGAGGAGGTTTTGAGATTTAAGATAATCATTAATTATACTTTTTAACTCTTTATCTGGTATATTTGAATATTTAGTTTTAAGCTCATTGAATAGTGCAATTTCATCTTCTCTGAGCTTCTCTATTTTTTTATTAACATCATCAACACCAACTTCATAACTAGCAGCTTCTTTTTCAAGATCCATGATAATCATTAATGCTTTTTCAGCAGCATACTCTTTACTCTTTATCTCACCCTTTTCAACTTTAGATGATATCTCTTCTAGTTTTTCCTGTTGATGCTCTAGAAAATTAACTATTGACTTAACCTTTTTTTCCACTGAGTCTATATCATTTGTTAATTGTAAATAATCCCTGCGAATATTAGCAGCCTTTATTAAGAATTTCTCACTAATCATGATTCTTGAGTATTTTTTTTATATTGAGCTCTTCTAGTCGAACTTTTTATTGTTTTTTTTTTCTCACCTTCTGGATCTTTACCTTCTTGTATAATTTGTGTTGGTGGTGGAAGTGGTTTTATTATTTCCTTAACTTCTGGTTTTTTAACAACTGACTTTCTCCTACTCTTTACTGGAGTTGGTAATCCCTCATTTAAAACTTCTCGTTCCTCTTTTTCAACCTCTGGTATTTTTCTAATCTCCGTTTTAGTTACACCATTTTTATTATCAATCATAGATTTTATCTCATCAATAATTTTATTTCTAATAAAAGATGGATCTATTAATAGATTATTTGTAAATTCTTCCGCCAAATATTCTATCATTGAAACATCATAAGAATCTTCCATCATTTCAATAAAATCTAAACGAGGTATTTTACCATCTATTTTTAGATTAATTTTAAAATCTAAATTTCTTTTAACATTTTTAAACATAGATATAATTGGATCTTGTACCTCAATTCTTTGAACCATTGGTTCAACATCTTCTCTTTTAACTTCGCTACTCATTTCTCTACTCACTTCTATATTTTGTACAACATTTACTTCCTCGGTATTCTCTTTCTCAGGATTTAATATTCTATCAAATGCATCATTTTGTCTTCTAACACTATCACCAACCGATGATGCTCCATATTTACGTTTTAATTCAGCAATCTCATCTTCTGGATCAGACATTATAATTGCACTTTCGTTATTATTTGGAAAATTATTATTATTATTTTCAATTTTAGAACTCATACTTTGGTCGTAAGGTATATTATCTAATGGTAATGATTTTATCTTTTCAGCAAAGACATTATAAGTTCCTTGATTATCAAAAAACTTAGATGGTTCAATTACATCTTCCTTTAAGGGATTATTATTAATTGATTCATTAATAAACCCAGTAACCGGAATAAATAATTTATCATTATTTAGCAATACAGTGTTAATTTTTTCTTTATTTGATGTTATAGCAACATTCTGATATACATCAATAATTGTGAATGTATCACCTGTTATTCTATTTTTATAGGTTTTATTTAAAAAATCCATCCTAAATATATATATATTTTTATCTATGATTTTATAGATTATACCATATGAAAAGTTTATTATAAAATATGATAAAAAAAAAGGCCACTCAATTTGAGTGGCCTTTTTTATAAAATTATTTAATTACATATCTGCAAAGAAATCATCATCATCACCATCAGTTGATGGTTTGCTACTTGATGAAGTCATAGACTCTTCAAAGTCAAAATCATCTGATGTTGGTTTTGCCTCAGCTTTTGCTGATACAAAGCTCTGTGATGTTTTACCACTCATGAATCCGATAATTTCATTGATTTTTCCTTGTTGAACATCATCTAACTTCTTAGGTCCAAAATCTTCTAAGTTATGCTCACGATCCATTAAGAATTCTTTAACAGTTACTTGAGCTTTTGGATCAATCTTACCATCTACAAGAGGAGCATTTTTGAAAACACCTTTATCTTTGAAGTAGATCGGAAGTGAAGTAGTTTCTGGTCTGAACATTGACATTTTGTAGTCTGGATATGTTTCATCACCAGTTTGAATTTCTTTCACTAAAAGAACGAAATCTTTACCTGCTGATAGATCAAATACATTACATCCTACACCAGAAATCTCACCATTCTTTTCAGCTGAAATTTTATCCTTAATAGTTTTACCATATTGGAAGGTCATGATTCTACCCACTAATTCTGGTTGTTGTTCATCTTCTAACACCAATACATAAGAGTAGTATTTCTTAGAATACTTTAACATCTTAGCTCTTTCTTGAAGAATTGCATTTTTAGAGTTTGTCATTTGATAATACAAATCACTCAATGCACATTTTTCACCAAAATTCTTAGGACTATCAAAATATCCTGAAAGTTCTTTTTGGTTTTTGATATCAACATAGTGAGCTATTTTCTCAATTGCTGATTGACCTACTTTACCATCTTTGGTTAAGTTAGGAAGAAAACGAACTACTGAACGGTAGCCTTTTTTCTTATCTTTTACTTTTGTTAAATCAATACGATAGATACCATCTGTATTGGTTTTTGTTTGTTCGTTCAAAAAATCCATTTTTGAATCCAAATTGCCAAATAAATCATCATTTAATTCGCCCATAATTTCATTTAATTTTTTTTATTATTGAAATACCTTTTGAGTACCTCAATTAAATATTATATCTTTATTGTTTAATAAAGTTTATCTGTTTTAAATAAAATATTTAGTTATTAGATCATTATTTTCACGGTCTTCCCTATATATTTCACATAGTTTTCTGTACTCTTCGTCCGAACAATCCACAAATAATCCAGAAAATCCATAAAGTAATACGGTTTCATCTCCAGTTTCAATTCCTGAGTCTTGGTCTATAACACCGTATCTCACAGCCCTTTCTTCTGTCCAAATCTCACCGTAAGGTCTGAAATTGGTTTCATTATAAAATCTTTTTAAACACTCTACTAATCTTGGTAAGTATTCTTCTCTAAAAGAATAATCACTAAATTCAAACATAATGTGATTATATACTTTAGCTCCATTTTTTATAGCATAGATTGTTGAATCTGTCCATTCCTCTTTTCCTCTATTATAACTGTCTATCGTAGCATATCCAGAGGATAATTGTAATCTTGTGTTTGATAAATCTGTATTTATAATATCAATATAATTTGATTTATCTTTCAAAATAATACCAAAGTTATTACCTGATTGATAAACATTGTAAGGTTTTAAAAAGTATTTATATCCAGATTGAAAATAATTAATATTTATATCTAATTCATCAGTAAAATCGTAAAAATAGTCTTTAACCTCTTCTAAAGATGGAAAATAGTCTTCCGAACTTGATTCAAATAATTTGAATGTTTTTATTTTCATAGTTGAATATTTAATTCGGTAGTATCTGGTCTTGTATAAACAATTTTTGATATGGTTTTAATTTCATATTTATAATCAGGATTAACATATTTTTTACCTAGACCTTTTTTAACATATGCCAAAGTGATATGTGGCTTATATTCCGGAAACTGATTTGAGTTAGGTAGATCAGATAGTCTTTTATTTATTTCTTTAATTCTAGGAGTTAAAACAACACCAAGTTTAACAACATCAAATTCTGGATTTTCAAATATAGAGACACCATCTAATTGAACTTTAAAATCATCTTCTGTGAATCCATCAAAACAATTTAATATTTCCTCATCACTTACAGTATCATGTATACCATATAATAATGTTAGGTGTGGTCTTGGTTGTAGTCCATAATTTTTACCCTCAACTTTATAAACATCATCAGAATCTATTGATTCTAATAATTCTGACCAGTTAGCAAAACTGAAATCAACCATAACACATCCGTATTCATATCGTGATTTTGCTTCTTTTATAAATTCTAAATACTTTTTCATCATAAACTATTTATTAAATTTTAGATACAAAGATTGTGAATTGGTCAAAAATATTTTTGTGTGTTGTTGTATTATTTTTTGCCCAGATAGTTACTTGGTTTCAAATGTTTGGTCAATTCAAGTGGGATTTTTTTAAAAACAATATTATTTTAGTTTGTTTGACCGGCATCCCTATTACTTTAATGTATTATTATTCAACAAAATTTGGTGTTGAAGGATTCGGAAATTCTTGGTCTTTAAGAATTCTACAATTTGTTATGGGTATTCTTATATTCACATTGTTTAACTACTATCTTTTAGGCGAGGGTATAAACACAAAAAACACAATCTGTTTGGGATTGTGTTTTGTTATTCTTGTTATACAAGCTTTTTGGAAATAAATTATTTCTTAAAAGGACTATTTAAATGTTTAAGATTCCAACCAGGTATAAAAGATTTGTTTTTCTTTTCAAAATCTTCATGTGATTCAATTCCTGAGTCTACATAGTTTCTCTCATATCCTAAATTAGCTCCTTTAAGTTTTGGAACTCTATCATCAATCGTTACTGACTTGGTCGCTTTTCTGATCTTCTCTAATTGTTTAACTGTTGATTCTCTTGGTAGGGCTCCTTCATTCTCTGAAGTAACAACTTCAATTGTACCGTCTTCATTAAATTTTGCAAAATATGAATTATCAACTATTGGTATTTGAGTACCAACCAGGTTTGCATCGATGAAATCCGGACCAAAAGACTTTACAGACTTCCTACCAGACTCATCAATTACAAAATCAAAGTTATCCTCTGTATTTTCTATAATTAAAGATTTTATACGACCTTTAACAGTAATGAATTCCGAAACTTTCGATCCAAACATTGATTTTAATCTTGCTCTTATTATTTTCATGATACAAATATACGAATTTTTTTATATATTATTTTTTTAATTTGAAAATAGCATCATTCGAATTAACTCGTCTTCCTAAAAGATCAAAATAATACATTTCAACTTTATCTAGATTTCTTGTATTTGATACAATTATATCAAAATAAAATTGCTCACCATCAAAATCAACTTCAACTAATCTAAAATATGTAATTTGAGATTTTGGTTCGAAGATTAACTTTTTATCATAAACTCTTTCAAAAGATGAAAATCCTGCTGCTTGAAATTCTGTCAAGTAATTAAAATTGGATGCATCCGTAGATGATTCTATAATTAATTTATCAGTATTAGCCTCAGAAGCAGTAGTAACCTTTATATTTAAATAAGGCTGATTAAAATCAACTCCAAAGTACTTTAATTCGATTGGTAGAGGACCATTATTAAAAACTTCAATACCATCAAGATCATATCCATCACTTACGAAATTAAAATTTGAAAATTTAGATGGATCGCTTATATCCACAATTTTAACATATTGTATAGTATCCAATCCAGATTGTTTAACATCAAAGATGGTATTGTTATTTAAACATGTCTCACCTAGTAAAAAATAGTTTAAATTGTTTTTAGAAACATAAACTTCAGCTCTTTCACCATAAATACTACAATTGTTATAACCATAAGTAGTTTCGTATATACTTAATGTTGTTGTTGGTAGAACCTCTATTGGATTTTGCAACTTTAAAGTTATATTTCCACCAAATCCCAAAGAAAAGAAATTAATAGTTCCTGTCTCGACATCGACGTTTTGTGGAATACCTAAAGCCTTGCTGGGATTAGATCTGCTTGTTAATACACTTGTATTGGTGCTGTTTAAACCTTGATTATAGTCACACACCTCATACCCATAAAAGGTTTGAGCCGAACAAAACACACTAAACAAAGAGAAAATAAGTATTAGTAAATTTTTCATTTTTTTTATATTTTTTTTTGTAAAAGCTCCTCATTTAACCCAAAAGCCTTTATATATCTATATATTTAGATAAAAATGTAACAAATTTGTATTGTTGAAAATATTTCGTATTTTTACACATGATAAAAAAGAAATAATGAACTGGATACAATTTTACGGATTTGATAAAATAGAAGTATTAGATGAATTTAAATATATTGGACCTCTGTCTAAAAAAGACAGAGAAAATATGTGGTCTAATTTTTCCTACTATTCTTTAAAGATAAAATGCTCATCTAATATACATTTGATGGGATTGAAGGGAAAGAGCTTCAGAGACGTCATTTATAAAATAGATGGTATCTATTATGATGCTAAATTTACAATCCAATCAATACGTGGGTTGTCTGATAATAGGGACCATAAAATTATCAAACTTGAAGTAGAAGGATTGGAATTGGATGAAATTCTATCAAAGGAAATTCAAAGAGATTTAAAACTTTCTGATTTATTTACCTTATAAGTGAGGTCTAATTAATATTTAAAATTATGAAAAGCGAAATTAAAATTGAATTTTTGAAAACAAATGAGCTTGAATCCGTTATTAAAAAAGCTTATTTTGAAGAAGGATACTTAGGAAAACTTATTACTAATAAAAATTATATAGAAATTACTCCGGTCTTAGATGATATACTATATACTGTTATTAAAGGTTTAAATAATGCCACCTTGAAAATAACAAATCCTGATATAATTGACGGATCTTGCAGGTTCATAGTTGATGATACTGGGGAGAATCCTAAAATTTATCCAATATCTATGTATTGTATCGTAGATGATAATAAAAAATATATTTTCTACTAAGATGAATCAAAAGTTTGATTTTGAGCAGGTTAATCTTGTTCCGCGTAAGTGTGTTGTTGAATCACGAAGTGAATGTGATACATCTGTAAAACTTGGAGACTTCACATTTAAAGTGCCGATTGTTCCGGCTAACATGGAATGTGTTATTGATGAAAATACAGCCAAAAGATTAGCAGAGGGTGGATACTTTTACATAATGCACAGATTTAAAGTTAATCCTGTTACTTTCACTTTCCAAATGAAAACATTAGGATTAGTATCATCTATTTCACTTGGTGTTAATGAAGATTCATATAAAATTGTAGATGAATTAAAATCCACATACCTTTGCCCAGATTTTATCACACTTGATATAGCACACGGTCATTCCATAAAAATGGAAAAGATGATAAAATATATTAAAGAAAATCTACCAACGACATTTATAATTGCTGGGAATATATCATCTGGTGATGCTGTTAGAGACTTAGAAGAATGGGGTGCTGATGCAGTCAAAGTAGGAATTGGTCCCGGAAGTGCTTGCACGACTTGGCCTTCCACTGGATTTGGATCAAGAAATTGTCAAGCATCAACAATATATAACTGCTCTTTGGTTGCAACTAAACATATTATTGCAGATGGTGGAATTAAAGTTCCCGGAGATATTGCTAAAAGTTTAGTAATGGGAGCAACTATGGTTATGGTTGGTGGTATGTTATCTGGATTTAAAGATTCTCCTGGACATCTTGTTAATGTTGATGGAAAGAATAAAAAAGAGTTCTGGGGATCTGCGTCACAATTTCAATCTGGAAAATCTAATCGTATTGAAGGAACTAAATTATTAATAGACTATAAAGACCGTTCTATTTTAGACGAAATGAAGTATCTGGAAGAGTGTATTCAAAGTTCCGTATCTTATGGTGGCGGAACTGATTTAAGTTGTTTTAATCAAGTTAAATGGATTTAAACTTCTAATACAAATTGGCCTCTATAAGCCTTGAAATCTTCTTTTCTCATAACTGTAATAACAGTTAATGTAAATTCGTTATCACCTGGTTCTAATTGACAAACAATATTTAAATAAGATTCTTTATTCTTTATTACAAATCTATTTGGCTCTCCTGCTTTAACTCCACGAGTTGGATAATCATCTTCATCTTGATAAATATCAAATCTATCCTGCATTAGTGCAATTGTTAATTCTTCAACAGCCGACTCAATATTATCTAGTATTTCATCTTTTGTTATTCCTGCTTCAATTTTACCACTAGTATCATTAACACCATGTCTAAACTGTCTTGAAAGAGCATGACCAATAGCTTCAACATCAATTCTAATTTCAACTGATTGTTTAATATCTCCAATAAATTGTGGAGGTTTTCTATCCATTATTTTTGGATTAATGTATCCGTTAGATTCTTTAAATGATTTTAAATATTTCATAAATTAATAAAGTATTATTTCAAGTTCATTAAACTTTTCACTTCCATGTTCTCTGATGAATTCATCAAGTGGATAATATTTGTTTTTCGAGCTATCATAAAATAAATCGCCAATATTTTTAACAATAACAATATTTACTTCCTCTAAATGTGATTTAATCGTATTTATAGTAGGTAAAATTTGTTCATTAAATATAAAATATTTACCTTCTTCCTCTGATTCCTCTTCTCCTAAATGATCGTCTAATGTTAATAAATCTAAATTTATATTAATTGAATTAACATGAATACCTCCTCTTACCGGTACTGATCCCCATAGATTTCTAACAGAAGAATCCTTAAAAAATTTTCCGACAGATATATCAAAATTTATTTCATAAGAATCCTCTAAATCTGTTAGGATATCCTTTACTATTAAAAGATCCTCCTCTATATCTCTATTATTTAGATTTTCATCCTCTAAATCATTATAATTTTCAAATCTTTTTAAATATTTCATAAATTATATATTATTTTAATAAATTATTATTCCAAGTTCGTGAAATTCTTCACTACCATATTCTTCTATAAATTCATCCAATGAATAAAATTCATTTTCACTTACCAATTCAATATCAATATTTAAATCATATTCTGATAAAAAAGATCTAAGTTTTTTTATAGTGGGTAATATGTGATCATTGAATCTGAAAAAGTTATATTTATTATCTTTTAAATCTATATTAATTGATTTTTTTAGTTCCGAATCATCCGATTCTTTCCACGATTTTGTAGAATACTTTCTATATTTTCCGATAATAGCATCAACATCTATTTCATGATCATCTTCCAAATCTCTTAAAATATCTTTTACATCATCAAAAATAGATTCAAGTTCATTAACACTCACCGATTCTTTAACACTTATAGAATCATCAATATCTTCTTCTATATCTCTAAATGTTAAATCTAAATAAGAAACATGTCTTAGAGAACTTTTTTTAGCAAACGGTAATTCATTAATATATCTTTCCATTGTATTGACACTATTAAACCAAACACCACCTAGAGTTCTTAGATAAATACTATTCAGCTGTAAGTTAAATTCAGATTCAACATGTTTAATTGCTGATTCTAATTCACTAAAAAGATTTTCTTCTATAGTAAAAGATGACGTATTTTCGTTTTTTAATCTAATTGATAGACTTTTATAACTACCCACATATCTTCCATCTGATCCCAAAATCGATGAAAAATCATTATGATCTGTAACTATATCTCTATTACCCATAGATAAAGCACTCCCTGAATAAACATCTTCAACTACAAGACCAGAGTCCTTCACATGAACAAATATATCGGAAATTTCCTCTATTATATTTTGATTTGCGACACCATCAATGTCGATATCAAGTTCTTCATTTAGTTTGAATGAATTATATGTTTTAATGTGTTTCATAACTTATATATAAAAATCTAAATAAATTGTATGCGGCCTTGTTTTTTCATCTATCTTAAATTCTTTAGTACTAAGGCCATTCCAAATATACTGAGTGAGATCTCTTTCATCCAAATAGATATAAAATCTATCTGGACTAAATCCATGTAATGCATATCTTGCTTGATATTTATAATCGAGTGATTGCATTAAAGAAACCGCTTCTTTAAGTGAAGATACAACATCATAAGAAGTAAAATTAATTATTTGATTTACATCCGTAGGATTTGTAATCTTTACACCTATCGAAGATACAAGAGTACCAATATCATTAACCACTTTTTTTGTAAAGTATTCTACTTTATATCCATCATCTTTTAAATGTATAAATATGTCCTTTAATGATTGAATATCATTTTCTATAACAGATTCGTTGAAAGATTTAATATGTTTCATAAAATAAAGTAACCTATCGTTTTACAAGATAGAAGAATCCACTATTACTTTGACCTTTGATCTCTTCCTCTGCTTCTTTAATTTCTTCTTTACCTTGAGTAACCATATCTGCAGAATTGATTTTTACACCACCTGGTAATGTGTAGTCATACCTTCCAGTTAAATTACCATATTGAACTTTAGCCCATCCAGTAACATATTTTAAAAATAAGTCATCTCTAAATAAATATTCCGGTCTTATATTTGCATAAGCCTCAATAATCACATCATATTTAACAGCTGTTAAAATATGTAATCTATGTTGAAGTTGATTATAATGAAATTTAAGTGTATATTTATTTAACTGATTTAACATATCAGACATTGAATCCAACATAGTTTTATAAACTCCTAACTCACCAATTGTTGTAACATAACTACTTAAAAATGGTTGATTGGTTACACCAAGATTTACTGAAAGATTTGGTGTGTTTATCCCTAATTGAAATAAACTTGATCCTCTCACTTCGTATAGATAAGATACTGATTGTATCTCACAAGGTACGTCAACATAGTTATACTTTGTGAATTCTTCGCTATAAAAAGCTGCTTTATCAATTTTATAGTATATTTTTTGAACAGCATATTGGTACCATCTATAGAAATATGGAAGAGCTCTAGTTTCAATTATTCTTCTTATTTCTGAATCTGGTAATACTTTAGGAAGGGCACAACCAACTGTTATTTCATTTTGAATGAAATCTATAAATTCTTCGATTGATAATCCATTATCATAAGGTACGTAGTCAGCCATTTTGTCAATTAGGATTTTCTTATATATTAAATAAAACAAACCATGTTATTCTACACTATAAATAATAAAATATAATTAAGTATGAAAAATATAGGTCTTTGTATGATTGTTAAAAATGAGGCACATGTAATAACAAGATGTATGGATTCACTAAAAAGACTTATTGATTATGTTTTGATAATTGACACTGGTTCAGATGATAATACAATTGATGTTATAAATTCTTGGCTTATTGAGAATAGAGTACTTGGTGAAGTTATTTCAGAACCTTGGAAAAACTTTGCATATAATAGAACTTTTGCTCTTGAAAAATTAAGAGAAAAGACTTTTATTGATTATTCACTAATGATTGACGCAGATGAGATATTAATTTTTGAAGATGATTTTGATGTTACTTCTTTTAAAAATTCTTTAGAATTTGATATTTATGATATAGTAACTAATATGAATGGGTTTATCTATAATAGACCTACATTAACAATCAATTCGAAAGATAGTAGATATGATGGTGTTGTTCATGAATTTTTGGTTATGGATGGATCTCAATCCAGAGGAGTTGCTCAAGGATTCTATAATAGACCTATTCAAGATAGTGATAGAAATAGAGGAGAAAACAAATTTTTAAAAGATGCTAAGTTAATAGAGGATGCTCTTGAAGGGGAATTATCTGAATGGTTTAGATCTAGATATACATTTTATCTGGCGCAGTGTTATAGAGATGGTGGTAAGCCTGAATTATCACTGAGTAATTATTTATTAAGAGCAGAACAAGGATTCTGGGAAGAAGAAGTATACATAAGTTTATACTCAGCTGCAAATATTATGAAAGATTTAGGATATCCAAGACAGGAGATTTTAGATACATATCTTAGAGCTAATGAAGTATCACCAAACAGAGCAGAGGCTCTGTACGGATATATTAACTATTGTAGATTAAATGGATTAAATCAAAGAGGGTATATTATCGGAAAACACGCTATGAATATTTCATGTCCGAGTAATTCTTTATTTGTTGAGACTTGGGTATATAATTATGGAATAATAGATGAATTTTCAATACTTTCTTTCTGGGCGGGTCATTACCAAGAAAGTAAAGAAGCTTGTGAGAGACTATTAAGTGAAAATAAAATACCCGACCATTATTATGATCGGGTAAAATCTAACTTACAATTTGCAATTGATAGACTTTAAATAAAGTTTTTACTATCTTTTAAGGATTCTAAAATATTTCGTTCCTCCATAGTCAAAGACTGTGGCATTTTAACATTCACTCTAATAAAAAGATCACCAACTCTTCCAATTTGTAAATCTGGAACGCCTTGTCCTTGTATTCTAAGAGTTTCTTTATGAGAAGTACCAGGTCTTATTGTAAATTTAATATCACCATTGGGTGTTTTTAAAATAATTTCTTTACCAAGTATTGCATCAATCACCGAAATTGATTGGTCATAAATAAGGTTATTATGTTCTCTTATAAAAATAGCATCTGATATTTCCTCAACTTGTATTATTAAATCACCAAATGTATCTACATTCTTTGCCCAATTACCATGACTAGACATATTGAATGTTATTCCATTTGCCGCGCCTTTAGGAATTTGAATATCAACTATCTCTTGATTCGGAACTGTACCGTTTCCTTTACAATTTGAACAAATATTTCTGACTTGTGTTCCCTGACCTTGACAGGAATTACAAACAATTTGTTGTTGAATAGTACCAAATGGTGTATTTTGAACAACTCTTCTTTGACCGGATCCATTACACGAGCTACATTTTTGAACATCCTTACCACCAGCACCACTACATGTATTGCATTTTGTTTGTCTGATATACTTTAATTTCTTATTAGTACCATTTATAACTTCTTCTAGATTAATAGAAACCTTCATTCTTAAATCTGGTCCTTTTCTAACTCTATTTTGTCTACCTCCTTGTCCAAAGAAATCTCCAAATCTTGAAAAGATATCTTCAAATCCACCAAATCCACCATTAAATGGATTCCCTCCGCCACCACCAACAGTTCCAAATTGGTCATACTGTTGCTTCTTTTGTGGATCAGAAAGAACATCAAATGCTTCAGCACAGTCTTTAAATTTCTCTTCAGCTTGTGGATTATCTGGATTCTTGTCAGGATGGTACTTCATAGCCATTTTTCTATATGACTTCTTAATTTCATCGTCTGATGATCCTCTGTCAACTTCAAGTATTTGATAATAATCTTTACTCATATTACTTTAAATTCTTTTTATTTTATTTATAACAAAAATGATACCAAATCATATATCTAGTTTTGTTGATATTTTTATATCTCGTATTTCCTTTTGAATATTTGAGACATTTAATGATAGTATATAACTAACTTTTGATGCTAGGTAATCTTCAACGATTAGTGTGAGTAACTCACTATCTGTATCTATATTTGTAAAATCATTTAATATATTATGATTCTTTTTAAATTTATCAGATAAAAAAGTTAAAAATTCAACTAAATTAAATTGTAGTTGAAAAAATTCTAATCTTTTACTTTCAATTGAAGATACTAACATACTCGGTGGATTTATAAAAAATTTGGAATAAACTCTTCTCAAAGAAGGAAGAATATATTCTAAAAGATTATTTCCATCTGGATTTTCTTCTGTTTTATTCCTCTTCTCTGTGAAAATTGGATAATCAAATAAATGATAATGCAAAGTTGTTGAATCCTTGAATAAATCTTTTAAATGTGAAATATCATCTGGATGATTAAGACCTTTACATAAAGCATCGTAAAGATTATCATTATCAAATTCTTTGAGAGATTTTGAATCTTTAAAATCCATTATTTAGATAGAATAATTTTTGGATATCTAAAAGGCTTACCATTAATTTTATAACCTTTTGAAACAATATCTATTATTTTAGACTCACCAGTTTCAATTATTGAAATAACTTCGTGTAAATCCGAATCATACTCATCAGTTTGAATTTCTTCAATTCCTTGAGACTTTAAAGAAGTGTGAACTTTATTTAAAATTAGATTTAATCCTTCGGAATCTGGCATATTTTTCTTCGCAATATATAAATCATTGTCTAGATCTAAAATAGTACTCAAAGATTTAGTTTTGGTTTCTAGAATCAAATCTTCTTTTTCCTTTTGAGCTCTCCTTTTATAGTTATCAAAGTCAGCATAGAGTCGGTAGTATTTATCTTTCCAATCCTCTTCTACAACATCTTTTTTAGGTTTAGAGCTTTTTTTAATTGGTTTTTCAACAGTTGCATCTTCAAGAGTTGAAGTGTCAATTTCAGATGTTTTCGTTTTCGTTTTCATAATTAATAATTAAAAGAAAGTAATTTTTTTACATTGTTTGAGACAAAAAAATCATAAGTTCCCATTTGGTCAGTCACTTTGATTATATCGAGTTTTTCAATATTTTTCTTAAAGATATCAATATAATCTACTAAATCAATTAATGACTTTTTGAAAACCAAATCCGGTGTCCAATAGTCTGGAAACTTATCTAAGAACTTATCAACCGATGTTTCTAGAGTTCTTTTTCTAAGCAATGTCTGTTGATTGTTATTAATAGATTTATTGCTCAGTAGATCGACTACATAGGTGTTAAATTTATGTATTAAATTTTCAGTTTCAATCGTTTTTAGCAACCCTATCACTAAGGAATCTTTTTCTGTTATTTCAAACTCTTTATTCTCTTTTAATATTTTCTCTCCTTCTTTATCGGATCCCAATACATAATAAACATAATGGTCCCAGACACATCTCTTTATTAAGTCTTCTGGTAAAACAGTTATCGTCATACGTTTATAAACATTTTATTTTTTCTATAAAAAAATCATTAATTTGTTTCAAAAAAATATATATATGTTATCTTTTATAGAATAAAAAATCAAATTTAACATTGAAGGATCTAATTCAAAATGAAATTGAAACACCTGAAGGTAGTGGAACTATCGAACAAATCTATCTAACAGAACTAGGATATGTTATGATGAGAGTTTATTTAAAAAAGAAGAGAGCTTGGCAAAATATAAAAATAGGTGATATTAAATACATGTTAAATGGTACTTCTTATAAATTAGGTAAAAATTTTAGTATTAAGAGATTTTAATATATAATTAAAAATATTAACTTTAATGTATAATTATTCAGAATTTATAACAGAAAAAAGATTAGAAGCTTTACTAGAAAGTAAATTGGTTTTATCTAATGGGTTTTTAAATGTTTTAAAGTCTATACAATCGCCAGTATCTAGTTATCTTATTAGTTTAGGATCAAAAGATGTAAATTTACAACAAAACTTCATTGATTTAAGTACTGACAATGATTCTGTTATGTTCACAACAGATAGAAAGGCTCAAGAAATTATTGGTGGTAGAGAGATACTTTATAAAGTTACTCAAGGTGGTAGAACTCTAAGAAATACAGATTCTAATATAAACACATTCAATAAACTTGGATTCGAAAGACCTGAAGGTGATATATACAAACCAACAGTTGGAACTATTGGTAAGATACTATCAGAAATAGTAGGATCAAATTCTAAAATATATTGTCATTTCGAATGTATTCAGAGTCCTAATAGTTTTGATATAGGAATGAAAACTGTCATAAATAAAGAAGCTTTATCCGATCATGATGATACTCTTAGTAAAGTATGGGGTACATCAAGAAATCCAATAAGAATCGGAAGATTAGTTAGAGCGTTATATAGATCAGGAAATACAAACATAAGTGACTCAGAAATTGAGAAATTTGTAAATGATTATAAAGCCACAATTGATATTATTAACGACGCATTTAGTAGATTTGAAGTAGTACAAGGTTCTACAATTTCAAAATTATATAATCACGATTACTATGAAAGTGATGATGGTACATTAGGATCATCTTGTATGGCTGATATGCCGGATTCTACATTTGATATCTATGTAGATAACCCAGAGGTTTGTAAGTTAGTTGTTTTGTGGTCTAAAAATGGTAGTATTGTTGGCGGCCAATATCGTTCTGATAAAATCTGTGGAAGAGCAATACTTTGGACAACAAGAAGTGGAGATATCTTAATGGATAGAATCTACACAAACAATGACTCTGATGTTGATTTGTTTAAGAAATTTGCAAGTAAAAATAACTGGTGGTGTAAGAGAAATCAATCATCTAGTAGTAATTTTACAGCTGAGAGAGGAAATGAATCAAAAATTACAGACTACATAGTAGATTTAAAGCACTGGGAAGACGAGCCTTATCCATATCTCGATACTCTATGTTATCTTAATAGTGGTACTGGTGAGTTAAGCAACTCTAAGGAAGATGTAAGTGCTGATCGTTTATTAAACGATACAGGTGGTGGATATGACTATCTTGATGATGATGATGAGTAATTTCAGTTTAATATTTTTCTTAATTGGAATTCACGATAAACTTCTAATGATATAAAATGTTTATCACTAACAAGACCTAATCTTATAGATGAACTTAAATGTTTGATATCAAGAATTGTTCTACCCTCCCACATTTCAATAACATCCAGTATTACATATTTATGACCGATAATTAATTTTTGGTTTTTTTGACCATACATTTCATCAGTTGAACAAATTAGAATATCACCTATATTATATTTCATTCTACAAATATAAGAAAAGTTTTTAAATAAAAAAACCCACTCATTTGAGTGGGTTTTTATTTTTTTACTTAACTTCTTCAAAGTTAACATCTTGTACATCCGGTTGAGTATCTGGAGTACCTGTCTGTTCTGAACTAGCCTGAGAATATAAATTCGTACTGATTCTTGACCAAGATTCATTTAATTTATTCATTTCTGAATCTATTTTATCTATATCTTGTTCTTTATGAGCCGAACTCAAATCCGCAAGAATAGTATTCAATTCTGTTTTATCAGATTCAGTTAATTTTTCATCAAACTCTTTAATTTGTTTTTCAGTTTGGAAAATCATATTATCAGCTTGATTTAATTTATCAACCTTTTCTTTTTCAAGTCTATCAGACTCAGCATTCGCTTCAGCATCTGCTTTCATACGTTCAATTTCTTCTTTAGAAAGTTGAGATCCGCCTTCAATTCGGATTTTATTTTCTTTCCCTGAAGCTTGATCCTTAGCAGTTACAGATAGTATGCCATTGGCATCAATATCAATAGTACATTCAATTTTAGGAATACCACGAGGAGCCGGCATTATACCATCCAAATGGAATCGTCCTAGTGATCTATTATCTCTAGCCATTGGTCTTTCTCCTTGAAGTACATGGATCTCAACAGATGATTGGTTATCAGCTGCCGTTGAGAAGTTTTCAGACTTACGAGTTGGGATAGTAGTATTAGATTCAATTAGTTTAGTGAATACACCACCCATTGTTTCAATACCTAAAGAAAGTGGTGTTACATCCAATAACAAAACATCAGTTATATTCCCTGTTAGTACAGCTCCTTGAATAGCTGCTCCAATAGCAACAACTTCATCTGGATTGACAGACTTATTTGGTTTCTTATTGAAGTTCTTTTCAATAGCTTCTTGGATAGCTGGGATTCTTGTAGAACCACCAACCAAAATAATTTCATCAATATCAGATGCCTTAATACCTGCTTTAGTTAAAGCTGTTTTCGCACAAGCGATAGCTCTATCTATAAGAGAGGAAGTTAATTGGTCAAACTTAGAACGTGTTAATTTTTTAACAAAGTGTAGAGGTGTTGAATCCTTAGCTGTAATATAAGGTAAATTAATATCACTTTCAGATGCAGAACTTAATTCAATCTTTGCTTTCTCAGCGGCATCTTTCAATCGTTGAAGAGACATTGGATCTTTTGATAAGTCCATTGAATGTTCAGTTTTAAATTCATCAACCATCCAATTAATGATTGCGTTATCAAAATCATCACCACCTAAGTGAACATCACCATCAGTAGATTTTACTTCAAACACACCGTCACCAATTTCAAGAACTGATACGTCATGTGTTCCACCGCCACAATCAAATACTAGGATTTTAGATTCTTTATTTTTCTTATCAAGACCGTATGCAAGTGCTGCCGCAGTTGGTTCATTAATAATTCTTTCAACTATTAGTCCTGCGATTTCACCAGCCTCAATAGTTGCTGTTCTTTCAGCATCGCCGAAATAAGCAGGAACTGTAATTACTGCACGAGTAACTTCATGTCCAAGATAATCTTCAGCAGTTTTCTTCATTTTTTGAAGAATCATTGCTGATATTTCTTGTGGTGTGTATTTACGATCATCAATATCAACACCTGGAACGTTATTTCCAGTTTTAACTACCTTATAAGGTACTCTTTTGATTTCGTCAGTACATTTTGAAAAATCTTTTCCAATAAATCGTTTAATTGAATAAACTGTTTTGGTAGGATTTGTTAATGATTGTCTTTTAGCAGGATCTCCTACTTTACGATCTTTATCTGTGAAACCTACAACTGAAGGTGTAGTTCTTTTTCCTTCAGAATTACTGATAATAACTGGTTCTCCAGCCTCAACAACGGCAACCGCGGAATTTGTGGTCCCAAGATCAATTCCGATAATTACATTTTTTTTGCTCATATAATATATTTTTTTTAAAATTTAATTACAAGTTGTATGCCAAAATAATAAAATTGTTTATAATGTAATATTTGACACTATACACTGACAAATTGTCATTTAATATAAATTTATACTTTTATATTTAAAAATTAAAAAAAGTTTATTAGTTAAAATAAAAAAAGACACTAAAAAGTGTCTTTAATTATCTTCATTTTCAGTGTCTGGATCTTGAAAAAACAAAGTTTTATCTTTTGTTTTTAACCACTCTCTTGAAATAGCCAATCTTTTGGTTAGATCTCTTAACCACTCTTTAGCCATTTCATATGGTTCGCATCTTTTTAATGATTTTTCATAAGCTTCCATAGAATCATAATGGTCTATAATCTGTTCTTTAGACATCCTTCTCATATCATCAGCTTTGACCATCTCCATCACAAATGCAAAATTAATATTACTTTTTCTTTGATTTATCGCATAATCTTTTCTTGAAATTCCAGATTTTATATAATCTTTATAAGCCCTTTCTATCTCAACAGATTTATCATTAATTGCCTTTTTAACTATTTGAATTATTTTATTAATTCTCAAGTGTGCTTCTTTTTCATCTTCTGGTATTTGTCCAAGAATATCATCAATCTTATCATCTAAAATATATCCGATAATGATATGTTCTCTGTAAATATCATTAGTCAATAATCCATGGCGTTCCATATACCAAGGAGTTTTTAACTTAAAGAAAAAATCCTTGCCATATTTATCTTCAGCTTGAACAATAACACCTTCTTTATCAACTTCTTTAGCTATAACTTCTATTAAAGAATCTAAATCTTTATTATCATCTTCAAATGGTGCAATTCTAATAGTATCAATCTTATCAAGATAGTTCTTAATATCAAGATGCTTACCAGTTGTGTTATCTCTCATTCTTAAAAGTATAAGGTCTTCATCTAAATATCTTAGAACAATACGATTAGCAGGTGAAACATACTCAAAAATAGAAGTGATATCGTTATTTAAACACCAATCAACAAATGTCTTAACATCTGTTCTAGTTCTGTATATTCTATTAATACCATTAGATTGTTCATTATCAAATCCCATTTTAGATTTACCTAAAACTTTACCATTTGGTAGTTTAATGAATGATGCAATAGATCCGTCCTCTTTGTTATTGATAAACTTAATCTTATAGTTTTTAACGATAGAGTACATAGCCTCTGGAACTTGATTAAGATTAAAGAACTTTTCAAGCAATAAGAATCTTCTAAACAACGATCCATCTTCATTGAATACAAAGGTTAAACCTCTCATTTCATATGCTTTAACATCTGGCTTATTCTCAAGTGGTGTTACAAAATCTTTATATTGAGCGAGGCGATAATTGAATACCGAAATATTATAACCATCAATCACAAACTTAGACTCATAGAAAGCAGCATTTTCTTTTGCACACATTTCCGCACAATCCTCATAAGTTGGAAGATAATGGGTTGATAGATCGTTAGATTCTCTGATAAACTGTGTGTAGTTATGAATTTTCATTTAAAATTTATTCAAATTTTTACAAATATATGATTTTATTAGACATGTATATATAAAATTTACTGAATTTAAACCTTTTGTTTTTACTGGTATTTTATAAAAAATATATAATATATGTCAAATATAAAGGATGATATAATTCCGGTTATTAAGTGGTTATCAATTGATCTTGATGAGGTTGTAATTGATATAATGATATCAGATGAACTTTTCTTTCACACAATAGAGTGGAGAAGAAAGGATAATAGGGTTATTCTTCATAGAATAGTCAATGATTTTGACTTTGCTTATGATTTAGAGGATTTTGACTTATCTACACAAAGTGAAATTTGTAGCTATTTGATTAGAAATTTCTTAGGATGACATTCTATTTTGGCTTTTCTTAGCCAAGTATGCTTTTAAATCATCATAAGTAACATTACCAGGATTTGATAAAATAATATCTGGATTTGCATCCTTCTTTATTTCTATTTTTTTACCTTCAGCCTCTTTGACTCTATCTTCATTTTCATTCTCTAGTCTCTTAAAAAGAGATCCAAGATAAAAGTCAATTCCTTTTTTCTTCACCACATTTGGTTCATAATTATATATAAATTCCTCAGTATTTAAATATAGGGCAACTAAATCTTCATTTATATAATAATCTATATAGAATGTAATATCACCAATAGTACCTTGTCTAAGTATGTTTGTATTATATTGAGTATTATAGAAGTGACTAAATGTATCCTTATCATTGAATACTCTAGAACCATTTTTCTCCACAGTGGGTACAAGTCCTAAGCTTTGCTTGTAATATTTAGATTTCTTTAATTCTAAAATTATTGATGGTCGAGTTACAACATTGTACATGAAGATAAATTTTATTTTTATTTATAAAATTTACTCAGTTTCGATCTCAATTTTTTCAATATCAGTATTGAACTCATCATCAAGTTCAATTTTTAAATCTACTATGAATTCTTCATCAATAGAGTCAATTTCTGAATTTTTTGAAATATGGCCGATTAATGTAAAGTTTTCTAATTCATATTTTTTAAATTTAACAAAACAACTTTTAATATCTTTATCTGTGAAGTCTTTAGCTTTATCTTTTGGAATTGCTAAATCTAAAGGAATTGTTATATATAAATCATATCTCGCTTCAGAGTCTGTGAATATAAATTTAATACTATCATTTATTGCTGAATATTTACTAAATTCTGATGATTCTAAATTAAGTCCTAACTCAGCTAAAGATAATTTTGATTTCTTACTATCTTGGTCTTTACCTCTCTTGAGAGCATCACTCATTTTAATTAGATCATCATCAACTGGCTCTACTGATTCAAAATACTTTTCTATCTTTGATTTTAACTTAGATAGTCTTATCTTAATATACTCCTCTGGTGAGTCATGTACATTTTCATTTAAAAATTCACTGAATTTAATAATTTTCATAAAGTATATATTAAATAGTATAATTGATTTACCACCAACCTTTGTATTTAAAATGTTTTATTTTATCATAATAAACACTTTTTATTATATCTCTAACTTCTTTAAAAGGATTATTACCTGAGAAGTAGAAATATAATCCAAAAAAGAACACTGCAAGGCAATACAATACCAAATTCGCACTTAATAAGGAACCTGTTAATTTTATTAAAATCAGTTGAACCGCGTCGAAACCTAAGGGGTTTAGAAACATTGCGATCATTAGAAATACTGTCGCTAGGCGCGGTCTGTTTATCTTCTTCATTACATATATAACTCTCAGAGTCCATAGATATATTATATTTTGAGTTTCAATCGACTAACACACATCACTCAACACCTGATTAAAACTTGATATATTATATATTAATAATACTATCTAACTTTTTATCACGCATTTCTTCTTTAGTTAGAATATCGACACATCTAATTGTCCAAGTTGTTGAAAGATTTGTCATATCTAAATATTTACAAATCGAAAACAAAGCCAGTGATTTATATATACAATCTTCTTCGAAGAATTTTTTTAATTCAATGTCGGAATAAAAATTCTTCGTTTCTACGTTTTTATTATAATAAACCAATTGATTATTTTCAATTTTAATTAATTGAAAAGATGGACCCTTTGGAACTACTTTTACTGATTTTTGTATATACTCAAATAGATCACCAAACCAGAGACTTGGATGAACAGTAGCCACAGTTATATTTGAGTTATCTGAAGATCCTACTCTTAGACAATTATCATATAATAGTTTTAATGCAGTGAAATCAATATCATCATTTACATAAACTGATACATCTTCTTTAGAATCAAATATTTTTACATCTATCATCTTCTTTTATATTTTTCAATATTTTCGAAATTTTCGAAATTTTATTACTATTATTTATTGAAAAAATTGATGCAGCAACAGCTGCCGACGCCACCATCCAGCTAGCACCAGCTCTTCTGGATTTTAAAGCAATTATATTAGATGCTTTATTTATTCTATCTAAAAAATCTTCATCAACTTCTCTCATTTATACCCTTTCTACTTGAAGGAAATCTAACTCAACTTCAGTTGGTCTTGAGAAAATCAAAATTTCAACTTTTATCTTTTGTTTTTCGGAATCTACTGATGTTATCGTGCCTTTAAAAGTTGAGAATGCTCCTTCGGTAACCTTAATTTCTTCACCCTTTGAGAAAAGACTCGTTGATGTTGTTATATTGTCATTAGTATCTTGATCCTTAATCATTCTACTAACCTCAATCTCTTTTAATGGAGTGATATCACCTGATTTACTTTTAACAAACCCAGCGGCACCATTTATACCCTTTAAGAAGTTATTAATCTCACCAACAGCTGAGGTTTCGAGAAATAAATATCCTGGATAGATAATCTTTTCTTTAGCTATTTTTTTACCATTTTTAACACTAAAAACCTTTTCAGTTGGGATTATGTGTCTTCCGATAACATCATTTAATCCGGATCTAATAATTTCCAGGTTTAATTTCTCAAAAACACTACGTTCTCTGTTATTTTGAGTTCTAATTGCGTACCAATTCATTGAATCTGCCATATTATTTTATTTTTGTTTTGTAAAATTTTAATTCTTCTTGCATCAAATCTGGATAGTTATCCAATAAATAGATTAAATCCTGTTCTTTATTAAGTCCTAGTTTTAGGAAAAGTAATTTGAAATCACTATCAGGTATATCAGTTTTTTCAAACTTAGGACTTTTTGACCAAAACCAATTAGGGTATGGTTTATCCAACATAAAGTAATACCACAAATCTAGTGATGTACTTTTATCCACATTCTTATTATTTAATAATTGTGATTTTGTTGTAAATTTTTTGGAAAAATACCGATTGAAGATAAAAAAGAATTTCTCTTTATCTAAATCAGTTATATTTTTCCAATCTTTCTTATTTCTAAACATCGCATTTGCAACATCTATTAACTCTGCCATACTATATTTTGGTTATAAACATTATTCATACTATCTACAATTTCCGGTGGAAAGTTATATACTCTTAGATCAATAAGTTTCATATTTTCTTGAATTCTTGATACTATTGGTTGTATATTAGTCTTAGAAACTTTCTTTTTTTCACAGATAATATCCGCTATGTTTTCAAACAAATCGGGATCTTGTAAAGACGGTTCGCCAAATTCTACTAGATATGAATCATATACAGATTGAGCTCCCTTGGCACCAATTCCTCTTACCTTACCAGATTTACTTGTTTGATATACTGATTGAATATTATCACTTGTATCACCAGATATAATTTTAATCATTAGTGACTCAATTGAGTCAATTTCATTTAAATTATATTTATTTATAAATCTAAACATTAAGTTTAAAAATTCTGTATTATCATTTAAATTGAAAATATCATCGTTTGACTTACCTTGTATTTTATTTATAAATATTTGATAGTTTTTAGGTAAAAATATCTTCTCCTGATTATACATTTCATTACTCATGAAATTTATCCACTCATTTTCAATATCAAATTTTAATAGTTGCTTAATATCATAATCATTAGATACTATGAAATTAGATTGTTTATTTTGATTATTTTTATGAACTAGAAATGCAATCCAATCGTCACCTTCTATTCTTGGTGACTCTAAAATTCTAGCACCCTTTATATTTTGTTTAAATTCATCATAAACCTTATAAACAAAAGACCAATCAATATCGGTATCTTTTTTTCGAGTAGCTTTATAATTACTATTTAAATTCTTTCTCCAAGACTTTTCCTTTGAATCGGATACTAGATAAATGTTGGTGAATGGATAAAGCTTTTTGTAGCTTATAATTGTATTTTCTAAAGATTGACTAAGAGCACCATATAAAAGATTATTCTTATGTAATGTAAAAACTAATCTTGAAAGTATATAATTGCCGTCTATTATTAAGTTTAGTAACATTGAAATTGTTATATTTTACTTTATAGTGAGTAAAATACTTTTAGTTTTCAATCAATCATTCTTCGGCCAGAATTTATCTAAGCTATTCGATTTATCATCTATATTTCCTAAAATTTCATCAATTTTATGCTGTCTCTTTACAGCAACTGGTATCTCCTCAGACCAATCAACTAAGCCGTTCTCCTTTCTTTCATATGATACATCATCTCCATAGTATCCATAATCAAAATAATGTTCATACTCATAGTAGTCCCAATAGTCATTATCAAAATAATCACCATCTTCTAATATTTCTCTTTGATCATGATTCATCATCTTAGTATCTGTTGTAGTTGTATATCTCTATACAATGAATTAAAAATTTCTCTTATATCTTCTCTTTTTGTTTTAAAATATTCTTTATTAGCATAATGATCCCAAAATTTACTTTGAACTTCTTTATTAACTTCTAAGTATATATCTTTTAATAATTCAATACAATTTTCTTTTTTACAATATCCTATTAAATTTCCAATAAAATCAAATTCTATTTTCTCAAACCCATCATAAAATTGTGACTTAGAATAATCTTTAAGATAGTTTTTAATATTTATTTCATTGAAATCTCCATTAAATCCTGGATCAGCAAAAAGTGGTGATATAAAATAGAATTCAGTATCTGTTTTTTGTAAATTCTTAACCACTTTTAAAATGTCTTTAGACATTCTTATATCTAGAAAGATGTATATCAAATTATCATCAACGATATCAAGTATTGGAACCCAAGCAATATTTTTCTTAAAGACTCTGTTTTTAGAGACTTTCCAATCACTATTATTTGGTATAATACTATCTAAGTCCATTTTCTTTAAGTATTTTTAAGAATTGTCTTTTATCTAATTCTCTTGTGCCAAAAGAATCTCTATTTTTTTTCATATCTCTATAATATGAATATTTACGATTAGGTGAATATTTAACTTCATATCTACTATCACATCTTCTTGTTACTCCGGTTTTATAGAAATGAGAATCTTGTGATCCAATTTCATCAGACCAAATAGGATTTTTAATTTTATCACTATTGGGTGTAATATAGCTCCACCAACTGCCCTCAGAGTTAAACTTTTTAAGTCTTCTCTTGACAATCACTTCTAACTTATATCTTCTCCAAGCGCGAGTTCGCATCACCCACAAATATAATTAATTATATTAAACTATTCAACTTAAAATCTCTTTGAAGTGATTTTATGTAATAATCATCAACTGGTACATTTATTTCCTCACTAGAAAGATTATCTAAATCTAATTTAACTTCTAATATTTTAGAATCATCATGTGTGAATTTTATTTCCGATTTTATAAATTTAACACCAATTAGGAATTGATTAAGAATATTACCTAGTTTATCATGTGACATATGAATAACACATTTAATATCTTTGAGAAAATTATCAAAATTTAAATGTTTAAAATGTGTTGTATCAATTAGAAGACTAATATGAATTTTATTTTCATCAATAGTATTGACATATGATAGTTCATAAGTTAATTCTTTCATATGATAATTCTCTGTAATTAATATGAATTCAAAAAGGTTTGAATAAATCGGCTCTATTGCTGCTGATACTGAACTTGGATAATGTGGTAGTGGCATTAGTTCAATATTTGATTTTTTCTAAGTTCTGAATTTTTACCAAACCAGATATCTAAATACTCATCTGATAACTCATCCTTAGTAATCTTTGTCAATTTTGGATTATTTATAATCTCTTGATACTCATCATCAACAAGTGCCGCGAGACCTTTCTTATATTTAATCTCCCAAAGTTTTAAATCTTCCTTTAAAGACCACTCATTATATTCAGTTTGTGTATAGAATAATAACTTCTTTTTTGATTTCTTATTTATCGTTACTACAATAGGTGTCTCAACTTTATAAACCATATTTCGATCAAATAAATCAGGCCAGTACTTATTAAAGAAGTTTAGAAGAAGACCAGCAATAGAATTACCATCGACATCAGCATCAACATAAAAAAGTATCTTTCCGTATCTTAAGTCTTTTAAATCTGGCTTTTGTCCCAGTTTTAGACCAATAGATGCCATTAAATTAACAACTTCATTATTTTGAACTAATTTTTGATTTGTTAATTCAGATACATTTGTAAATTTACCTTTAAGTGCAAAAGCTCCCATAAATTGTGGTTCTCTATACTTTCTAAAAGCAGATATCGCTGAATCACCTTCAAATATACCCATTGAGCATTTCCATCTATCTTTATTTTTAGCATCAATTAACTTTTCAACTTTGATTTTAGATAGATTTTTATTTAATTCACGAGCTAATTTACTATCATCAGCACTTTTCTTTTGTTGAACCCAGTCAAGTATAGAATCAACTATTTCGGATTTTAAAATTGATTTAATTAATTTCTCAGGTACTTGATATGTATATCCAAAATCTTTAACCTCAGTAATAAGTTTTTCTTTTGTTTGAGAAGAGAAACTTGGATTAACAATTGTTGAATTAATAAAAATTGAAATGTGATTTTTAAACTCTGATGGTTTTACATCAACCTTATGTTTCTTCTGAAAGAACTCTCTCATCTCAGATATTATTTGATTTAAGATGTAATCAACGTGAGATCCACCATCATAAGTATCAGTTGAATTAACAAATGATATTTGTTGAAATCCTTCTGAAGTTGGTGCAACAGCAATAGACCAAGATTTATCTTTATTTGTTTCATAAAAATATGTTGGTTTATAAAATTTAACATAATCTTCAAATGATTTCAAAGTTATTAACTCATTATTGAAATAAACTTTAATACCAGGATTACATCCAGCAATATCAATAACTCTTTTTTGAATCATTTTAGAGTGTGATTCATCTAATCCATCTAATCCAAACTTCTCATAGTCTGGTGTGTAATTAATTTCTGTGAAGTTTTTCGTAGATTTTTTTATTTTAACATCACCTCTTTCTCTCATATTATTTTTGAAAGTTTGTATGAATAAATTTTTACCATCACAGGTAGATATTTTGAATTCAGCTGAATAAATATTAGTTAATGTAGATCCAACACCATTAGTTCCCGCTCCTATTCTAGCCTCTTCGTCATTAAAATTAGAACCGGCTTTAAGATTTGAGAATACCATCTCTGGAATCCACTCATCATGTTCTTCGTGTTTCACAACAGGTATTCCACCATTATCCCAAACAGATATGATATTTCCACTTAATGTTACTTTAATAATATTGAGTACTGAACCTTCTCTTTTATGTTCATCAACAGAATTGGTGATTATTTCATCAAAAATCTTGAGAAAACCTGGGTTATAAGTTATCTCCCTTTGAATCATTTTTCCATCTTCTAAAAGATACTTCTTTGCAGTATGTGGCTTTATAGATCCAATATACATTGATGGCCTATGCAAAACATGTGAGACATCATCTAATTTTTTAAATTTCTTTTCTATACTCATGATAGTTATATATATGTATGTTTTTAAATCTTGTTTTAAACAAATTAAAATTTACGATTATATATACTGAATAAAAAACTAAAAAATTATAATGATTGAAAAATCAATAACAGAGTTCCTTTCTCAAGAATATAAAGAATTTGCACTTTATTCTATTGAAGGTAGAGCTATACCATCTGTCATAGATGGTTTTAAACCAACTCAAAGGAAAATTATTCATATTGCTAATATTGTTTGGAAAACTGGTTCTGAGAAGAATCTTAAAGTTTTTCAATTATCTGGTAAGGTAGCTTCTGATGCTTTTTATCATCACGGAGATATGTCTTTGTCAAATGCAATTATTAATTTAGCACAGAAATTTAAAAATAATGCACCACTTTTAGAAGAAGATGGACAATTCGGATCCTTAAGATCACCACAAGCTGGTGCTCCACGTTATATTGGTACTAAGTTAAGTCCTAACTTTCGACTGATGTATAAGGATTTTGAATTACTTAATTATAAAGAAGAAGAGGGTGAAATAATTGAACCTAAATTCTTCTTACCTATTATACCAACTGTTCTAATAAATGGTGGTTCTGGTATTGCAGTTGGATTTGCATCTAATATATTAAACAGAGATGTTAAAGAAATTATAGATGTGTGTGTTAAATATTTGAATGGTAAGAAAATAACTACTGTTAAACCATCTCTAATAGGATTTACAGGAACATATACACAAGATATTGAGAATTCTAAGAAATGGTATATAAGAGGTACCTTATCTAGAGTAAACACAACAACTGTTAAAATCACAGAATTACCACCTTCAATGACATATGAAAAGTATGAAGAAATACTTGATAGATTAGTAGAAAATAAAGATATTGTATCTTATGAAGATAATTGTAAAGACAATGTTGATTACACTTTAAAATTCACAAGAAATAGTTTAGATACTACCGATGATGATAGATTATATAAACTTCTAAAGTTAGAAGAATCTGAAACTGAAAATTTCAACACATTAGATGAAAATGGTAAATTAAAAATATTTGAAAGAGTTGAAGATATAATTAAATATTTTGTTGATTTTAGATTATCATACTATCAGTTGAGAAAAGACCATCAACTTGATAAAATGCAACAAGAACTTAAAGTATTAGGTAATCGTGGTAAATTTATCAAAGCTATACTAGATGGTAAGATAGTTGTAAATAATAAAGCAAAGGATGAGATAATAACACAAATTGAATCAATTTCTATTGAAATGATAGATGGTTCATATGATTATCTTTTAAGAATGCCAATCTACTCTTTAACTAAAGAGATGTTTGATAAATTAAAACAAGATTTCACATCTAAGAAGGAAGAAATTGAAAAACTAAAATTGATTGATCCAAAAGATATGT